TCGGTACACTGAGGCTACTTAAACCTCAGCATGCCACCTGTAGTGGATCTCGGTCGCTACAGGACGACCAGCGAATACCAGATGTTCTGGGTCCTCGTTCAACTCGGTGCGCAACGCCTTTTGCAGGGCGCTGTACCCGTTGATTGGATCGTGGCGCTTCGTTTCGACAAGGGTTGGCAGATGCCATTCCAAGCGATGAAGTCCTTGATTCCAACGGCTGAACTTGTGGTCAGGAAAATCTGACCAACGGCATATCCCGTCCATTCCTCGCGGAACGGCAGGATACTTCACGAACCCCCCAATAAGGGAGTCCAAGAAGCGAACGGCACGGATTTCTCCAAACCGTTCGAACAGTTGGTTGCGCAATGAACTAGTTTTCACCAGCTCATTGCTGTTCGCCTTCGATTGAGGCAGTTCGGCCCTCTGGTAGGCAGGAGTAACATCCCTGCCCTGGAAGGCATCGACACCGCACGACTCGCGAAAGTCCCCGCTAAGGAAACTCTTCGAGACGTTCACTCTCATCCCTAGGGATGTGAGTAACTCAATCAACTTGGGGGCTACATCTGTGGCGATAATAATATCATCGCCATAGACGGTCAGCTCTGGAGAACGACGTTGAAACGACCGGATAAACCAGTCGTTGTCGTTCCCAGAATGCGCCATCATCGCCAGCACGGACAAGGTGTGAAACACCATGCACTCGACTGGAAATGTAAGCGCTGACCCCATGGATGCAAACTTGTTCAGAAGAACTAGTTCATCATCCCGGACCTGCACGAAGGCGGATCTTGACAGACGAAGGTATCGGATGAAGCTGGGGTTAAACCCAAACAACTCCTCAACCAACGTCATAGAGACCCGGTCCGAGGCCTCAGAGAGGTCGATCGTAGCCAGACGGCCATGAATCGACGCCTCTAGGGCCATCCGCTGATTGAAAGACTGATCCGTGTACGAGCAAGCGAATCGGTCACGCTCCAAGAGTCCCTTGATGGAACTCTGAAGCGCCTGCTGGACGAACTGGTTATACGACGGCTCAATCGAAATCAATCGAGGGGTCGTAGCCGTCTTTGGAACGGCAACCAGTCTAGCAGGTATCACCTCGTTAAGAGGGGGGCGTTCCAGAAGATCGATCCAGCTGGATCGAAAGTATTCTGGTCCCATCAGTTCCTCGACGTGGTAAGAAATAGAGTCGAAACCCCATCGCTCATTCACGCCGAAGTGTTCGGATACAGCTCCCGGGCCATGCTTCCCGTCAGAAACGGAAGTCATGGCCTCACCGATAAGCTGCCCAAATAGCAAATGGGCAACTCGTCGGGCGTTGTGCGGCAGTGCAGCTTTGATCTCAGCCCGCGATGGCAGACTCTTGTCTGTAGTCACGAACTGATCAATCGCAGCTTCCACCCGATGTTCCTCGCAAACCGCGAAGATCTTTTTACAGATCCGTGCAATCTGACGGATCCATCGGATCGCATCAACGCTAGGGTCGGGCAAAATACACCCGTCCAAATCGAAGATCATCTTCCAGGCTCCTCCAAGGAACCGAGGAAGGTTGCCCTCCGTCGTCCACCCGATAACTTCTGGGAGACGACCGTCTCGAAGGCCTGCAAGGAGCAGGTCGTCAAGGCGTGGGAGAGCAATTGAAAAGAAGGGAAAACCCTCCTTTTCAGATCTCCATCTGAGCGTGATAATATCTCGCTCTACACTGAACCCCAAAGCACCTCCTGCGTCAAGCAGGAGTTGCTCGAGGAGGATCACTTGGCTTTTCATCTCTGTCCCCTTTCAAAGGACTAGTAGATCCAAGCCAAGATGGGTCACAGCACACATTTTGCATCCCAAGTCGGGATAGTTGAATGTGTGTCCGACTGGAGCCTCCGGCCCCACCCCTAGATGCTATCACGCGTCGAAACACGCGAAAGAGAGCTTGCAGGGGGGGCCGAAGGAGATCAGCTTGCGCTGCTCCGTCGATTGAGAACCATGCTGAAGACGGCACCGATAGCAATACCGGTAGCGCCCGAAAGCATGACGGTGGTGAGGATAATTACCGTATCCACCTAGTTCTCGCCGGCGATCAGCTTGAGCTGGTTCGCCTTGCTGGCGTCAGTCAGCCACTTGACGAGTCCATCGAGATCTTGCCCGATTTCCACGTCCGTGACTCCAGAGTTCGGTCGGTCAATCGTGACCGAAACCATACTCTGGACAGTCGTCGAAAGTCCCGATCCGAGAGGATCGAGGACGTTCCGCTTCGTATAGAAGCGAACCACGTTGCGACGGCGCTTAGCCGTCCCTCGGGGGTCGACGGTCACTTCGCGCACGGCATCAGCCGACACGAAGCGACCAACGGTCGTTCCCGTAATCACCCGCGGAAGCGAGTAGGGAACGGCGTTGACCGTAACTGACTGGGGATCTGTGTATGCCATCTTGGACTCCTGTCCATGTTCAATTGTTGTGAAGTTGTTTTTCAGTTGTGACTACCGCGTCTTGGCGAAACCAAGCGCGACTAGGACCGCAAATTGAGAAGCATTCAAACTTCCCAGCTGCGAGCCAAACCCGAAAGGGGTGGCCCGAGCACGCCACGTCGAGACACTTGTCTGCTCAGCCTGAGCAGATGTCACGGCGAACGATCTGGTACCCGTAGAAGCTATGGTCGGACCTCGCAAGAGGTGCTTCCGATAACTCACGGTGTGCCGAGTCGTCATATAGGCGTAATCGGACGTGTATTTCCCCAAAAGAGGGGAGTACACGTTGGCATTGTGGATCGAATCACCCATCGTGGTGAACCAATCTACTAGCCATGAATATGGAGTCAGATCCCAGATTAACTCAGGATCGTCAACCAGACCCATTCTCTTTGCAACATCCATCGCCTGATCACTGAAGGATTCAGCACGCCGGCCTGCTTTCGCAAGACCGGTGTACTTGGACGTCAAGTGGTAGTCTTCAGAAGCTACCACGAAACTCTGGGTCGAGACAGTTGTCCCGAACCCAGACGTAGGACCTACAATATCACCCGGGAGGGTGAAGCGCTCAGTAGAAGGCCAAGGTGTCGTCAAAAATGTCAACACCTCGGCGCTATTACTGGATTCAGCGTTGTAGGTCGGTCCATCCCACTGTCGTTTCCTACGGAATGATTCGTAGTAAATGACACGTTCCAAGCCCATGCCAACTTTAACAATGTTGGCCCATTCTTGGATCAGTGGCGTCCATCCAAACATGATGTTCAAGCCATCAGCACCGACGTAGTTACGTACGGTTTTGTAGCCTGCCATCATATTCTGGAAGTTCTTCAACAGAGAAGGAATGTCCCCCCGGAGCAACTCGATAAGAGTCGTCCCCAGGGAACCTACCTTCCTGTCCGGCGCCGTCATCGCAAAGTAGCGGTTCGCTGTCGCCTGTCGATTGACAGACGACACAGCAAGCGGACTGCTTCCCCCACCAAAACCAAAGGTGTAGGGAGTCAAGTTGACACTTTGTCCTGTCGAACCCCAAACATCGCCTGTAAACTGCCGATTGGAAGCCAGGTAGATGTTTGCGGTAGCACGGATCGGGTATCGCAGGACCTTTTGGGTCCCAAAGACATGCCCCGTATCCGTGGTGGATACCTTACTCGAGGAATCGGTCCCAGCGTCAGTTTGCGCTGGGACCATCATTCTGGCGAAATCTTCAAGGTACTGCTTTCGCTGTACCAGAGATCCAGGTTTACTGGGGGTGATGAGTCCCCATGCATCCTGGTGCCGCTGACGAATCGGCGGCATTCCTGGTGGGTCGGCAATATTACGCGACCCGGTTCTCCACGAGTAAACACCCTCCAGAAATGAAGGTGAGCTGAAGTTGAAATTAATCGCGTTCAACCCGTTCACACCGGAACCACGATAGGTCGCGAGACCTGTGGTCCGGCTTCTGGTGGTGTACAAAGGGAATTCTCCTCTCAGGTTCAGTGGAC